GCACTTTGCTACGCTGTCCCAAATTCCGTAATACAGATGTTCCATTGTCTTTTCCTTTCTTTTACAGCCGGATACCGCCGCGCATGGGTTTCTGGCTAAGGTTGATAGTTTTCGTCTTTCTTGCGGTTACGTTGAAGATGCGGTGATCTTTTGCGCCGTTCATTGTCTTACGATGTCGTGCCATTGTTGCACTCCCTTCTGATTAGTTCCATTTCGATAGCATTTGCAAAGCTTTTCATTTGCCAAATTTCTTCTACTAGCTTTTTAGCATCTTCGATGTTTGATACTTTTCTAAGCATTTTGTAATTGCCGTCAATTTCTTTGTATTTTCGCTCGAGCAGAATTTCTAATGCTTCTTTGGTCTGGTCCCTTACGTTCCATGTTTTGTGCATCATGGCTTTACTCCTTTTCGCTTTCGTTGATGCTATCATGCAGTGCGTGATAGATTTCGTCAAGCTTTTCGAGAATCTGCATCATAATGCGGATTGCCTGTTTGACGTCTTTAATGGAAATCAGTGCCATCTTATACCCCCTTTCTGTATTTGCTGGTGCGTGTGTCTATGTGCACCCAGCTTTTGTATACGATAATGCCGCATTCGTACGGAATTATTTTGTTCAGTTTGTTGGCAATTTCTTTTGCGCTCATTCCGTCTATTCGAATGTCTGCGGCCATACCGCGCATATGGTATGAGTATTTTGCTCCGCCTACTTCTTTATTCCTTTCCGGGGTCCTGTATCCGCTGTTGATGATTACAGGTTTTTCGACTTCGTTTCTGAGGATGTCTAGGATTGATACTAGGTAGCTGTCTATAAAAACTACCTGTGAACCGTCTTTGCATGCGAATTCTTTTACTTTGAAGTGCTGCCCTACTTTTTCGTTTGCGTCTGTGTCCATGATATAGCTTTTTATCATTTTGCTCCCTTCCTTTCTATTGTGTATTGTATTATATATTTTACCGTATGTCAATTGTTTTTTTGGTTTGAATGGCGCTTTAGCGCCTTGCCGTGTGTAGCGTAAGCGGAACTCGGCTAAATCCATTCCTTTTTAGCGCTGTGCGCGTTTTCAACACTTTCAACACTTTCAACAGGTTTTCAACATAAAGTTGCACAAAGGTTTTCGTCGTTTTGACGGACTTTCAACAATTCAACAAGTTTTTAACAAAACTTTCAACAGTGTTTTTTGCTTTTTATTTACGCTTTAGCGTTAAATTTTAGTACTTTTTAACTTTTCCACTGCCTCTACTACTACTCCTACAACAAGTTAATATTATACAGCGCTTGTGAGCTTGCGAACAACAGCGCTGAAGAGCCGCGCGTGCGCGCGTGCGCGCTTCGCGCGCGTGCGCACGCGCGATAGAGTATATCTACTTGATAGACTGAATAGGCTGATACATGGTCCCTTTAAATGACAATAGCCCAGGACCTTACTTGATAGGTACTGGGCTAGGTGACACCGTTAGAGTGTCCCCTTCTTCTTCATTTGCTTTTTTATCACCCTTTCTTTTGTCTTGCACTGTTCTGCAAAGTCTGTGTTTTCATACTTTAGCCGGTTTTCTGCTATTGCTGCTGCTTGTCTGTTCTGTTTAATTCGCCACAATCTTTGTGGGTTTTCGGCTTTCATCATTTTTTCATAATAACGCGGAATTTGTGCATGTTTGCCGTTTGTACATTGGATGTACCCTTGTTTCCAGATTTCAGCTTTGTGCTCTTGATAATAGTGGTCTCCTAAGCCCGGCTTGAGGCTCATACATGCGAAAGGTTTTTGTTGCCCTAGTTCATAGTACTTGTTTGTTTTTTGACCGTCTATCTCATACATTTTTTTTGTGACGTATCCTGCAACATATCTATAGGTTGCTGGCACTGCTTGTGCTATCTGGATTTGACCCATGCCCCATAAGTCTGCTAGCCATTTACTTGTGAAGTATCCGTTGTGTTGTATCTTGTATAGGTGTTCTAGGTCTGTTGGTTGCCATCCGTATAGAATCATGTGATAGTGCGGTCTTGCTGTCTGTTCTCCGTACTCTCCCGCTACAAAATAGCGTAATTTGCCCTTATAAGCCTTTCTGAGACGTTTTAAGAATTTTTGAATGTCAGGATATAGCAACGTTTGGACGCTTTCAGGGCGCTTCTCTCCCGGCTTCCAGACGTACTGCACTTTTCGCATGATTTCACCTGTGTTTATTATCATGCCTGGTACATGATCATCGTCATAGGTTAATGTTATAAACCAAACTTCTTCTCTTGGATAATCTCGTGCTTCTAATTCTATTCGTGTTGTCCAGTCCTCCCTTTGTCGAATTCTACATCCGATGCATTGCCCACATGGTATTAACATAACATTTTTTTTATACATCAGGTCTTCATATTTGAGCTGTTTCCCGCTTATTTCAGAAAAGCGGGCAAGTGAATACACCCGCCCGCTTATGTCTTTGTTTTCCGGGTTGTACAGCCTTATTAATGGCTTGTAACAACTCATTTTAAATAATCACCCGGCTTTCTTTTTTCTCCGTAGCTTCCTGTTTTGTCTTGCGGCTTCATGCTTCTGCTCTGTTCTGCCCCTTTTCCTGTCTTTTTTGTTGCATCCGTAATGGCCTTGCTTGTGTCGTCTCCGACTTCTGTAAGCGCTTTTTGCAGTCCGTATGGTGTCATGTGTGTTGTGCTGAGCATTTGCTGCCAGCTTTGTGCGGCATTGTACCAGTCACTTTGGCTCCAGCTTGAGCTTGAGTATGCATTTGGCACAAATCCACCGCTTCTGCTTACTCCTAGTGCGCTACTGCTTGCAAGACCCATACTTGCACCGCTGATTGTTCCTGCTGATCCGCCCGGCGTGCTCGCTCCGCCGTTTGAAAAAGCTAAGATAGGGTTTAGCCCCGCTTTTTTCATGTCTTCAACTGCACGCTGGTATGCTGTGCTTGACATGTGCTCTTGCCATTCACGGTTTGCTAGTGCTTCTGCGCTGTTGTAGTTCATTGCTACGCTGTTTTCAATATGGTTATATACGCCCTGCATGATTGCCTGTAAGGTGTTGTAACCCATTTGTTTTAACATGCTTTGACTGTTGTATTTACCTTGTATGGCTGCTTCTTGCCCTTGGTATGCGTATGCCTGTTTAAGCCAGTCGTTTACCTGCTGGATGTTTGTTCCTGCTTGGCTTCCACTCTCTGAGTGTCCACCGCCCTGGCTTGTACTTCCGCCCTGGCTTTGGCTGTTGCCTGTTTGACCCCATCCGCCAAAAGCTCCAGCAACGTTTTTTGCCGCTCCCGCGATTGTTCCAACTGTATTTGCCACGTTTCCCGCTACGTTTAGTGCTGTTAAGAGTCCTGATAATGCTCCCATTTAAAAATAGCCCGGATTTCTCCGGGCTTCCTCCTTTCTTACAGTTTGTACAAGCCCGGTACACTGTACAACGGCATCCGTCTTGTGGTTTTGTTTGCTACCCTGATAGCACCGTAAAATTGCGGCTCATTTTGTACGATTATCGTTCGTGCAATTTCTTTTTTGCTTTCTGCCAACCATCCTTGTGACAGCGTTGGTACTTCTGAATAGTTGTCTGCGTAGTGCCAGAAGTCCAGCGTCCCTTCTGCGTTGCTTCGCATTTTGCCCGACACCCGGTTAGGTTTCATGCGATAGTCTGCCCATGCTTCCTGAAATCCAAACGTCTCTTCGTCTGTTCCCATGCCGGTTAGCATGATTTCTTTCTTTTTTACAGGCTGCTCGCCAAGATTTGCAAACTGAGGTACATAGTAGTCCAGTCTGTCCTTTCTGCTCCAGAAACGTTCCAGTCCTTGCTGGTAGCTGTGATTGTGTCGCACACAACAAACACCGATTACGAAACCATGTTCCTCAAAAGATTTTGTAAAACTACTTTCGTTGATGGGTGTTACCGACATTGCACCCGTTTCACCAATAGGTGTATCCGAGTTGCCTTGCTGACCGCTGGTCTGCACGATTTGGTTAATATTAACGTGGTACCTGCCACCGCCCAAGTATTCCGGCACCTGTACGGTTTTATCACTGATCATCACGTCCCACAGTGCCTGTACCTGTTCACGGTAACGGCTGCCACCTCTTGCCAGCGCCTCGTAGTACTGCTGTACTGCTACGGCTTTTCTCAGGTCGTTGATGGTTGCGGCTGCTACACTGCTGAGGTCTGCCCCTAGGTATACTACATTATAGGCTTCGCCGTTTCCGGACCCAATGTTTAAGTACGCTGATCCGGTGCCTTCATCTGCTGCGATTGCATACAGTTTTTCGTTGACGTTGCCCGGTTTTGTGCTTCCGTCGAAAAAGCTGTTTGCATATAGACGTGTTTTTTCGTTAAGTTTGTCATTTGTGAATCCGCTTATCCTTGCATTCCCTTCCATTGGTAGCACAACTTCCGGTCCACGTTGAGCAAAGGGCAGACAGCTTGTGAAGTAGTCGTGGTACTTGTTTACAGGTAAGCATCTGCCACCGCTTACTGCTTTTGCTAAGATTGCGTCTAGGTGGCTTTCATCTTCGCTGCCGTCTTGATAATTTATGTTGTTGTCATCGGTTTTGATGGTTGCTGCATTACCTACGTTTTCATCTCTGAAAAATTCATTCCAGATTTTTACATATGCTCTGATTGGTAGTGCGTTTACTGTAAAAATGTTTGCAATTTTCGTTGGGACTCCCATGTAATCTAGGATTGACCCTTCATATGGTTCCGGATTTGCTTCTTTGCCGTTGATGATGATTTGGGGCACTTTATAGTTTTTTTCCGGCATCCATGGTGTTTCCTCTACTTCTCCCATGAACTGCTTGAAATTATCCCATAGGATTCTGTTTGGACAATAGAAGTAATAGAAGTCAATGAATGAATCATCCATCACTGGATACTTTGGTGTGCTCATTCTAATGATTGCTGACGTATCCACATTAAATGTGTCGCCCGGCAATACTTCGTCCACGTAAAACGGAATCAGTTTGCCGGAATCAAACGTTGTGAGAATAATCTGGTCACGGTTGAATCGCGTTCGACTCGCTTTCATTTCTGGAATTTGGTTAAAGTGTCGTTCGTTGTTTCGATTCACTTTTGTTCCTCCTTTGCCTCAGGTTCTGCTTTAGGTCCTGCTGCTTCCTTTTTTTGCAGTTCTTCAAGCTTCATTGCGTTTGCCTGTGCGGTTGCGATCATTTTATGATACTCGTGAATGTTCTGCGGAAATTCGGTGATGTCCGTATATGTATCGTTTAGCGCTCCTTCCGACAGGCTTTTCAGAAACTGCGGGTCAAAACTTGCTTTTCGGACAATGTTTTTGATGTCGCACTCGTCTGAATAGCTTTCGATTTCCTGCTGGATGTCGATTGGTGCTGTTTCCAGTAGCTCTTCCTGCCCTTTTTCGTTCTTTGTCCAGACGTATTGTTTCTGGAGTTTTTCTCCGCTTTCAGAAAAGAAGGGCTCTCGCCCTTCTTCATATCGCTTATTCATTCGGCTTGCCCTCCCATGCTTTTTCTTTGCTGTTGGTGAAGGCACCGGTCTCGTCGTTGAACGTTGCCAGCTTGTAGCCGATGTAGTCTCCCGGCGCCTGTCCAATAAAGGTCTTTTCATCTTTTGCCATTACGCTGCACATACGTGCAAAGGTTGCGTTGTTCTTGCTTTCTCCCACCCATGCATAGCACTTTGCTACGCTGTCCCAAATTCCGTAATACAGATGTTCCATTGTCTTTTCC